GAAGTCTGTAGCTGGAGGTTTAGCTTGGGAAATAAGAGAAGCAATTAAAGGGAAAGAATTAGATCCTGAAAAATTAATAGAACTTCAAACCAAAATAAATCTAGCTGAAGCTTCACATCGAACATTGTTTGTTGCCGGATGGAGACCTTTTATAGGTTGGATATGTGGCTTTGCGTTGGCTTACAATTTTGTTATACGTGATTTATTTATATGGATAACAAAAACAACAGACGCGCCACCACCATTACAAATGGAACATTTAATGACAGTATTGCTAGGAATGCTCGGGCTTGGCGGACTAAGAACATACGAGAAAATAAAAGATAAAGTAAAATAATTAAATTAAATTAAATGAAAAAAGTAGAAAGTAAAGAAGTAAGTAAAATTACAGACGAGCAATTAGAAGTAATTACAAAGCACCAAAAAGATTTAAACAAGTCTCTAACTAACATTGGTTTTTTAGAAACTCAAAAGCACAGCTTACTACATGAGTATGCTGGCATTGTTGATGATATCGAAAAGTACAAAAAAGAACTAGAAGATATCTATGGTGCTATCAATATAAACATTGAAGACGGTACTTTTACTGAAATTGAAAAAGAGTAATGACTAATAATATTATAAGAAAAATAAGTATAGGTTCTGATTATAAAAACGAAGCTATGCACTACGCTGTAGGTCAACAAGTCTACGGCGGTCACACTATTTCTGATATATTATTTCAGGATAAAGACGACTCTTATAATATATATATAAAAAAGCACGATGAAATTCTTCCTTGGAAGAAATTTAATAGCAACATGGCGATATCTGTTGAATACGATTTAGAGTATTAATGAACAGTGTTTATCAGTTCATAATTAAACCTATAGGCAAAAGATACAATAACGAGTTAAGTATTGGTAATAAAAAGCTAATAATTAACTCTAGTATCGCTAGTCATAAGTTTGTTAATAGAGAAGCGGAAATAATTGCCGTACCTTTAGCGTTTGAAACAGAACTCAAGAAAGGTGACAAAGTTATAGTGCATCATAATATATTTAGAAGATACTACAATCAAAAAGGTAAATCTGTAAACAGTGGAAAGTATTTCAAAGAAGATATGTACTTTGCCTCTGAAGATCAGATATACATGAAAAAAGTAGGTGACGACTGGAAAACGTTAAAACAATATTGTTTCGTTAAACCGGTTGTTAATAAGGATGGCTCTAGTTTAAGAAAGCTAAAAGAATGTGTTGGTATAGTAAAATATGGAAACAGTGTCTTAGAAGCTCTTAAAATAAATGAAGGCGATTTGGTTGGATTTAAGAAAAACAGAGAATTTGAGTTTTTAATTAATGACCAGGTTGTATACTGCATGGAACCCAATGACATTTTAATTAAATATGAAAATAAAGGAAACGAAACTGAATATAATCCAAGCTGGGCAAATAGCAGTTGAAGAACTTATAAAGGTAGCGAAAGAAAAGATCGTAGACTCAGAAGATGATATCTCTGCTGATAGACTTAAAAACGCTGCTGCTACTAAAAAATTAGCTATATTTGATGCTTTTGAGATTTTATCTAGAATAGAAGAAGAAGAAAATATAATAAACGAAAAACCAACAGAAAAGAAAGTAGAAGCTTTCAAAGGTTTTGCAGAGGGAAGATCTAAGTAATGTACGAACAAAGCTTATATCGCGTGGTAGAAGACCATATAAAGCCTAAAGTTATTAACAGACTTAATAGGCTTAAAAAATGGAAATACGGTTACGACAAAGAACATGATGTTGTTGTAATCAGTAAAACAGGGCAAATAGGCGAAATATATAGTATACAAAATCTATTAATAGCTTTGCCATTAGCTGAAGACGTTTATAAATGCTCTAAAAAAATAACAGAACAACGATGGAATGTTTTAGATTATCCAGCTGAATTAAAAAGAATTAATACAGTATATGATTGGAATCAAAAACCTATAGCGTTTAAAGAAAAACACTATGACTATATTAACAAAGAGTTTGTTAGGCGTGAAGAAGGTTATTGGTACTATAACAAAGGTGTTCCTACTTATATTACTGGTTCTCACTACATGTACTTGCAGTGGACTAAAATTGATGTGGGGCACGCAGACTTTAGGGAATCAAACAGATTATTCTATATATTCTGGGAGGCTTGCAAGGCAGATTCAAGATGCTACGGATTGTGCTACCTTAAGAATAGACGCTCAGGCTTCTCTTTCATGGCTTCATCGGACACCGTTAACCAGGCAACAATATCACGAGATGCAAGGTTTGGTATCCTTAGTAAATCAGGAGCTGATGCGAAAAAGATGTTTACCGATAAGGTGGTACCCATCTCAATCAACTATCCGTTCTTTTTCAAACCAATACAGGACGGGATGGAACGTCCAAAGACGGAGCTATCGTATAAAGTCCCGTCGAAGAGACTCACTCGTAATTCCATTAAGGAGACAACCGAGGATCTCCAGGCCGGTCTCGACACCACGATCGACTGGAAGAACACGGGGGACAACTCGTATGACGGAGAGAAACTTAAACTCCTCGTCCACGATGAATCGGGTAAGTGGGAAAGACCAGACAACATCCTCAACAACTGGCGTGTCACGAAAACAACGCTAAGATTAGGTAGAAGAATCGTCGGTAAGTGTATGATGGGTTCTACTTCAAACGCATTAGATAAAGGTGGAGAAAACTTTAAAAAGCTATACGAAGCTTCAGATGTCAACAAAAGAAACCGCAACGGTCAGACTAGCTCAGGACTATATAGTTTGTTCGTACCTATGGAATGGAACTACGAAGGATACATTGATTCTTATGGATTACCTGTATTCGACACTCCAAAAAAACCAATCAAAGGCATTGACGGTGAAGACATCGACATCGGTGTAATATCACATTGGGAAAACGAAGTTGATGGCTTAAAAGACGATCAAGATGGTTTAAATGAATACTATCGTCAGTTTCCAAGAACAGAAAAGCACGCGTTTAGAGACGAAGCTAAAGAATCTTTATTTAATTTGACTAAAATATATGAGCAAATAGACTATAATGAAGATCTTCGTAACACTAATGTAGTTACACAGGGTAATTTTCAATGGGAAGGTGGGATTAAAGATACTAGAGTAATGTTTGTGCCTAATAAAAATGGCAGATTTCTAGTTAGTTGGGTTCCTCCAATTGAACTGCAGAATAGATACAATATAAAAAACAATATAAAATATCCAGGAAATGAACACTGTGGAGCTTTTGGATGCGATAGTTATGATATATCTGGTACTGTTGATGGTAAAGGTTCTAAAGGAGCTTTACACGGATTAACTAAGTTTTCAATGGAAGACGTGCCACCTAATTTGTTTTTTTTAGAATACATATCTAGACCACAGACTGCTGATATATTCTTTGAAGATGTTCTTATGGCTTTAGTGTTTTATGGTATGCCTATATTAGCAGAGAATAACAAACCTAGGCTTTTATATTATATGAAAAGAAGAGGTTACAGAGGTTATTCCATGAATAGACCCGACAAGGTTATGCATAAACTATCAGTAACAGAAAGAGAAATAGGTGGAATACCTAATTCAAGTGAAGATATAAAGCAAGCTCACGCAGCTGCTATTGAAGATTATATAGAAAACCACGTTGGTCTTGGACAAGACGGATATGGAAATACATATTTTCAAAGAACATTAGAAGACTGGGCTAAGTTTAATATAAACAATAGAACAAAACACGATGCTTCTATTAGTTCTGGTTTAGCTATAATGGCATGTAATAAACATAGATACACACCTGTTGCAAAAAGAGTAATATCTCAAGTATCATTAGGTTTTAGAAAATATAACAATACAGGTGAAAATTCAAAAATAATATAATAAATGGTCTATACTAATAATAACAGCATCTTTCCAGATCAGGTGGTACCTGAAGAAGAAAAGAAATCATTTGAATATGGTTTAGCTGTTGGAAACGCTATTGAACAAGAGTGGTTTAGAAACAACAGTGGACAGAATAGGTTTTCCTATAATTTCCAGAACTTTAATAGACTAAGATTATACGCTAGAGGTGAACAGCCTGTGCAAAAATATAAAGATGAATTATCAAATAACGGTGATTTATCTTATTTGAATTTAGACTGGAAACCAATACCTGTTTTATCTAAGTTTGTAGACATAGTTGTTAATGGTATGACTGAAAAAGGATATGAATTAAATTCATTTGCTTCTGATCCATTTGCATTAAAACAACGTACTGACTTCGCCTCTAATGCTTTACGTGATATAAAAAACAAAGCAGCAATTGACCAATTGTCTCAAGCTACAGGTCAAAACTTTTACGCATCTACAGATCCAGATAATCTGCCAAGAGATCAAAACGAATTAGACTTATTTATGCAGCTTAATTACAAGCAAAGCATAGAAATAGCAGAGGAAGAAGTTATAAACAACGTTCTTGACTCTAATAAGTTTGACGAAACAAAGAAAAGACTTGCGTACGATTTAACTGTATTAGGTATATCAGCTGTAAAAACTAGTTTTAATTTATCTGAAGGAATTACTATTGATTACGTAGATCCAGCTAATTTAGTTTATTCAGCTACTGACGATCCTAATTTTGAAGACATATACTATGTTGGTGAAATAAAAAGCATAACATTACCTGAAATTAAAAAATTATTTCCAAATCTAACTGACGAGGAATTAGAAAGAATACAAAAATATCCAGGACGTCAAAACTACGCTCAAAGCGATTGGCAAGTTAATAGTGATGTTAATCAACATCAAGTATTGTTTTTTGAATATAAGACATATCAAGATCAAGTATTTAAGATAAAACAAACAGAGCAAGGGTTAGAAAAGACTTTAGAAAAACAAGATACTTTTAATCCGCCGCCTAGTGATAACTTCGAAAGAGCCTCAAGATCTATAGAGGTTTTATATACAGGAGCAAAAATACTAGGTATGGGTGACAGTATACTTAAATGGGAATTGTCCGAAAACATGACAAGACCATATGGCGACGTTACAAAGGTTAACATGAATTATGTTATATCTGCACCTAGAATGTATCAAGGGCGTATAGAATCCATAGTTAGTAGAACAACAGGTTTTGCTGATATGATTCAATTGACTCATTTAAAGCTACAGCAAGTATTAGCTCGCATGGTTCCTGATGGAGTTTACGTAGATGTAGATGGGTTAGCTGAAGTTGATTTAGGTAATGGAACAAACTATAATCCAGCAGAAGCATTAAATATGTATTTCCAGACTGGTACTATAGTTGGTAGATCGCTCACTCAAGATGGCGAAATGAATCGAGGTAAAATACCTATTCAAGAACTGCAAAGTTCTTCAGGTATATCCAAGATACAAGCCATGATACAAACGTATCAATATTATCTTCAGATGATTCGCGATGTAACCGGATTAAATGAAGCTAGAGACGGAAGTTCACCTGATAAAAACGCATTAGTTGGTTTACAGAAACTAGCAGCAGCAAACTCTAACACAGCAACAAGACATATATTACAATCTTTAATGTACTTAACGGTAAGAGCGTGTGAGAATGTTAGTTTAAGAGTTAGTGATATGTTGCAATTCCCACTAACCAAAGCTTCACTGTTAAACAGTATAAACGCATTTAACGTAGCTACACTGCAAGAAATAGATTCTCTATCAATGCATGAGTTTGGTATATTCTTAGATTTAGAACCAGATGAAGAAGATAAAGCTCAATTAGAAAAAAGCATACAAATAGCTTTACAAGCTGGGGGAATAAAACTAGCAGACGCTATAGATATTAGAGAAATACAAAACATTAAGCTAGCTAATACACTTCTTAAATTTAGACAGTCTGAAAATGAAGCCGCTGAAAGAGCTGCTCAAATGGAGAACATTCAAGCTCAAGCTCAAGCTAATAGTGAGGCTGCGGAAAAAGCAGCAGCAGCTGAAGTACAAAAACAACAAGCATTAGCTCAGACAACTGTTCAAATAGAGCAAGCTAAATCTCAGTTTGAAATACAGCGTATGGAGCAAGAGGCTGAAATCAAAAGAGGTTTGATGGCTGAAGAGTTTTCATATCAAATGAAACTAGCTGAAATGCAAGCTCAAGTAACTTCTCAAAAAGAAGCTCAAATAGAAGATAGAAAAGACAAACGATTACAGATGCAAGGCACTCAACAGAGTGAACTTATAGATCAAAGACAAAATGATCTACTGCCTAAAAACTTTGAATCATCAGGTAACGATAACTTAGATGGGTTTGGTTTAGAGCAATTTACCCCAAGATAGGGATTATTAATTTTTATTATATTATATTATGTCAGAAGAAGTAAAAAAAGTAAAACAAGAAGGAGAATTTAAATTAAAAAAGAAAACTCCAAAAATGAAAGGTCAAGGAAACATTGTTCCTGAGATCACTAAAATAGATTTAAGTAAAAAAACAGAAGAAGATGCCATTCAAATCGGAGAAACAGAAACAGTGGTTGATGATAAACAAGCCGGAAATATACAAAAAGTGGAAGAGCAAGTACGGGAGCAGTCCGGTGAAGTTACTAAAGTCGATCTGCAAGAAGAAAAAGTAGAGTCTCCATTAGAATTAGTAGAAGATGAAGACAATAACTCTGAAGAGATCACAATGGTTGGAGGCACTAAAGGTCCCGACGCCCCACAGGAACAAAAAGAAGTATTACCGCAAGCTCAAACACAAGACTACCCAGAAAATGTAGATAAACTTATTGAGTTTATGAAAGAAACTGGTGGAACTATTGACGACTACGCTAGGCTTA